GAGTCCTCCATGGGCGACAACATCGGTCAGGCCGTCAGCTCAGCCAGCCTGATCCCCCGTGACGTGGTGGCGACCGAGGACTTTGGCCAGTTCAGCCCGGACAAGATCCTGGGCAACCAGAACTACCTCGACCCCCGCAGCCAGATTGGCTACCCCGAGACGCTCGGCGGTGTCCTGCGCAACGCCAACCAGGACTTCCGCAGCGAGCCCCTGAACCCCCGCGACCCGGTCAGCATCTTCAACCTCAGCACGATCCCCCCGGACGTCATGCGTCCTAAGTTCGAGATCGACTACGATTACAAGTGATTCTATAGAAAATCACGGAGGTTTGACGCGCTCAAACCAACTTAAAAAAATGGAGTGAAATACCAGTAATGGATTTCAAACATGCTATGACGGAGTGGGTCCACTTGAAGGCCCAGCTCGCTGCAGCACGCAAGGATATTGGCACGTTGAATGCCCGTGAGAAGGAGCTCAAGGGCTTTATTTCGACTCACATGAAACAGAATGAGATTGACACCGTCAAGGTTCAGGACAACGTCAAGGTGAACCTCAAGACCAAGCAGACCAAGGGCACCATCACCAAGGATGTGATCAAGCGGGGTCTTGCCTCCTTCTTCGGTGGAAACGAGGCGCAGATCGAGGGGGCCTGGACTGCCATTCAGGACGCAGCGCCTTCCAAGTCGTCGACCAGCATCAGCGTGACGGGTCTTGCGAACCTTTGAGCCTGGTAAAACGAACCAAGTCGCGTAGCGACTTGTGATGCGCATTGTATAAAGGCTGCACCCGTATACACAATAAGACAAAACAAACAATGGGTATCAACGATGAATACTCCCGGGACGTCTACCAGGGCGACCATTACGTCTATGATTCGGACGACCATGACGACTTTGATCCCGAACTCCATCCAGAAGACTGGCAGGACATGTACTCCCAGGAGCTCCTCGATGGTTGGAATTTCATTTTAGAATTCATTCATGACAACTTCCTACCTCGAAAGCACGCATGCACCTATCCCAAGTTTGTGGAGCTCGTGTTGAATCCTACCAAGTTTGGACCAACCATGTACCCGACGCCACTGATGACCGACGTGTGGAAGCGCGTACGACAGGTGGCCATAGTTCGTGAGAGGGTCCAGCCGGAGCAGTTTTTCACATGGGCCGGGTACTTTGTTTTCTAGATCTAATAGTAAATGATCGACATCACCGGACCAAAGGTGCTCGTGCCGACGTGCCTCTTTGCTCTCGCGAACCTCTGGTCGAATCCGACTCCGGGCCTCCTTATCCACGCGCTCATGTTTGCTATCATCTCATGGGCCATCATCAAGTTTGTTTTTAAATTCACCCTGACCTTTGCGGACTTTGTGGTTCCTCTGGCCCTCTTCATCTTGCTGGCTCCGGGTGTACTCCTGACCCTTCCCCCGTCCGGCGGACTTGCCGCCACCGGTGTTCACACCATGGTGTTCGCCATCGTATTCGCTTCTCTGCGCGGACTTTTCCCGCAGTTTTATTAAACCCCCACAATAGATGCGCCACTTGGCCATAGGCCCAGGCGCCATGGGGTTCTTTCTATATCTCGGCGTTCTCGCCAAGTTCAAGAGGGGCGGTCAGCTCGATGACCTCGAGGAAATCTCGGGAGCTTCGGCCGGTGCCCTTCTTGGCTTTCTGTTTTGCGCGACCAAAGGCGACCCAGCCAAAGTTCTGGAGTACGCCCTCACTGTGCCCGTCAAACAGCTCATGAAACCTAACATAAAGAGTCTATTGAAAGACTATGGACTTGTGCCTACTGCCAAGGTGCGTAAAATTCTCGCAGAGGGGTGTCTGAAGTTCTGTGGGAAAGATGACGTGTCATTTCGCGAGCTCTATGAGTTGCACCCCGTGAAGTTCCATGCATCTGCGTTCTGCGTCGACCTCATGAAGACGGTCTACTTTTCGGTCGACACGACGCCGACCATGAGCGTTCTGGACGCCGTCTGTGCATCGGTCGCCATACCCTTTATGTTCTCGAGCACCAAGTTGGCAGACGGATGGCACTACATAGACGGAGGGTCTGCCGAATCCATCCCGGGAGGGCCGTTCCTTGGGCGTCCGGACGTACTCTCTCTGAGCATCGGGTGGAGCGCCATTGGGGAAGTCAAGGATATCAAGTCATACGCCCTCAACATCCTCTATTCTACAATGAAATTGAGGCACGCGTATGACTACCCAAACCTCGAGCTCACGATACCGGACGGCGCGGCTTTTGAATTCGGTGCGTCAAATGAGGGCAAGATTCGGCTTTTTATCCAGGGCTACGAGCAAGTCCGTAGGAAATGGCACGGACCCCCAGGACTTTTTCTCAGCCCAGAGTAAATGCATTCACACATCCGCTCAGGATATACCACGCGTCGTACTCGCAAGGTTGTCCGCGTCGGGGCGACCAAAGGTCGCGCCTCCTACTCGTATGTCCGCAAGGCGCGTACGAGCCGCGTGTCGGCCGTACCCGCCAAGGACGTCGGCGCCGCAGGCAAGAGCACCAAGGTGATCGGTAGCCTCAAGGGAGGTATGCTGACTCGCTACGGGTACCACCCGGTCGAGGCGAAGACCAACCGCCACAAGGCGCTCAGCAAGGGCATCAGCAAGGGCGAGAAGCCCATCTCCGTCATGCGTCGCCTGGTCGCCATCAGCACGCTGACCAAGCGGACCCTGCCCCGCGCGTCCCGCATCTACAAGCAGGATGCCACGTGGGTCCGTAGCAAGTACACAAAATCTTTTGGACAGAAAAAGATATAATTCAATATTAATGGCAGAAACCAAAAGAAACGCGGCGAGACGGCTTTCAAATCCGACAAACCCACGTACGGCAATGGTACTTGCACATGGCTCATATGCGAGTCGGGAAAGTTTTAACGTGCCAAATGGTATTGTGATTATTTTCGTATCGAGAACAGCCAGATATCTTCCACAAAGTGTAATAAATTCAGAGTTTTATAATGTATTTACACGCAAAGGGCGTTTGCATACTATTTTATCAAATAAGAATTCAAGACCTCCATTATTTTTAAAAGATTGGGATCGCCGAACGTATGGCCCCGGGGATGTTTGTCCAAATTTAAAACTTGAAATGGATGATCCTGCCTGGGGAATGGGACTACACGCTTTGCCTCTTGTAAATAATCAACTTCGGACAACTCCTGGCGTTTTCTATGGTCGGACAATGAAGTTGTCTGAACTGGTTCATGGAATTGGAGGAAGTGGTATACTCTTTGTAACGGCGTGTAGAGCAGTAACTACGCAACTTAATAGCTATAGGAATTTAACCGCAAATTACAGTTTTCCACAATGGTCCCTTGAATATAATCTTCAGATGCAAAATGAAATATCGAGTCGAATGCTTAAAAGAAGAAGAAATTCCAACACCCTTCGTAAAAATAAAAATCTACCATCTGAAAAATTAATCAGAACAAATAACAGAATGAATATGAACTAGTTTGATATACGCAGCCTAACTCTGCACAATGACAGGGGTTGCCGGTTGAATAGGTCCTGACGCGCGAACGACCGGAATCAGCATGGGATGAAACTTGGAGTTGTTGGCCATGTGGCCTTCGCCTCCACAGATGCTACAGTGAACTGGACGCCGAACAGGGTTGGAGATCCCCGACGGACGCCCGCCCAAGTCGGCCAGGCGCTCCTTGAGTTCTTCGACCTGCCTCTCGAGGCTGACCATACGGTTCTGTACGTCCGTCATATCCTGCCGGACGTAGAAGAATGACGTCTCACTCGAGTCGCGATTGGACACGACCTGATCCTGAAGGCGCGCCTGCTCATCCTGTAGGCGGCGGATCATCGAGCGCGTGGAAGGTACGTTCCAGGGCGTCTGCATGTTTCTTGTTGTAGGCGCCTCTCATCTCCTTAACCCAGTACCTGGAACTTAAACACTCGGGCCGTGTAAACCCCATGTATAAAACCCTCACCGTCTTGTACTTGCCGGGCGCGCACGCCATTTTTGGATGGGGTGTGGCGGCCACAACGCTCGGAACGTACTTAACTCTCGATAAAGTATCCCAAATTATCGCGAGTATAAGTCCTATGCTATGGAGCATAATAGTCTTGATGTTTATACGGACAATGACCGAAATCTACAAGTGTCATTTATACATGAAGATGATGACCCTAGTCCCACTCGATGGGATTCCACAACCCATGAATAACCGGGCCAATTGGAAAAAACGGCTCGATGGACCACTGACCCGTATGACTCAGGATATCCATGATAATATGAAAAGCATAGATATTCCGGATCCTTGAATTTCGGATCAAAATTAAGGACCAC